CAGGTCGGCGGGGCTTTGGCAGGCGTGGTCATGGTGCGGGTACTCGCGGTGGGGGGGCTTTGCGACCGTGGTCGTTGGGGCTACGCGGGTGGGATGCATCAATCGGTGGCAAGTAGCCAAGACGCTTCGATCAGTCCGCATTTCGTGCGCGGCCTGGACACGTTCCGGTTCATTGCTGCGTCGATAGTTGCGGCCGACCACGGCGCATGGGTGCCGTTCGACCGGATCGCCGGAGAAACCAGTGGTCCGCTGAAGCTAGTCGCTGGCGTGTGGAACAGCCTGCCCAACGGCACGCTCGCAGTTTGCGTCTTCTTCTTTATCTCCGGATTCTGCATCCACTTCCCGAACGTCGCAGTTGAGCGGGTTGCCGTCTTCCCGTTCTGGATCAAGCGCGGCCTTCGTATCGGCATCCCATTGGCAGTAATTGGCGGAGCGGCCCACCTTGCTGGCGAGCAGTATGTTGGTGCGCTCGATAGCGTGCTGTGGAGTGTCTATTGCGAGCTTGCCTATTACGCGTTGTACCCCGTGCTCTTCCCGTTCCTCCGCGGGCGTTGGGCGCGCGCGACGGCGGTCGGCGCGTGCTTGAGCCTCGCCCTGATTGCCGCGTTTCCAAACACGCTTCGACCGTCCAATTTCGGCGCTATGACGTTCGTCTTCTGCGCTCCGATGTGGTTGTTGGGCGCCATGCTGGCGGAGCGCTATCGATCGGGCGCGCTCTTCCGCGATCGGCTGCCGTCGGTTTGGATCCTGCGCGGCGCGCTTCCGATTTGCGGCGTCCTCGCGACAGCCGCGCTCTATCATGGCCCGAAAATTCCGCTGACTTGGTCGGTCGTCGCGTTCACTCCGATTGGCTACCTGTGGCTGGCGAAGGAGCTCCAACGCCTAAGCGCCAATCGGACGATTGATCGATTGGAGGCACTGGGCGCCGCCGCCTATTCAATCTATCTCGTCCACCGCTTTCCGCTCACGCTATTCTTCGAGCGGTATCACGGGAAGCCGCCTCTCGCGGCCTATCCGATTCAGGCCGTGGCGGTTGGCATTGCCGCATTCGCCTTTTATCGGTTGGTCGAGAAACCTTCGCACCAATTCAGTAAACGGTTAGCGCAACGCTTCGTGGCAGCTCGCACATGAAACGCCTAGGGGACGAAAAATATCTGACTTAGCCGACATCCACAGCGCGGCGATCGAGGCTGCCGGAAATGACATCACCGCCAACGGCGCTTGGCAACAAAGGCGACCATCCGCGAACGTTACCGCCTGATCGCGGCGGGCGGCATGCATGGCTAACGTTCCTCGCGCCGCCTTTTTTCAACTTGATTGGGACTAGGTTCACACATTCGCCGCGATGAAATCGGCTACGATATTGCCAAATATATCGCCGTTGCCGGTCAGCACACCGCTTGCTGAGAAGTGCGTCCCATCGCTCTTATAGAAGCCCATATTGGCCCATTTCAGACGCGGACCGAGAACATCGGGCATAGCGTTGATCGTCACGCCGTAGGAATAGGCGGCCTTGTAGAGCAGCCAAGTGTAACGATCCTGCAGAGATTGGGAGATGGCGCCCGGCGCGGTCGGAGGATCACCGGAAACCATCACGTCACCGAACGCGAGAGCCTGCGCGAGCGCGTATTGGACGGACGAGGTGTAGAGGCTCTCCCCTGTCACCGCTCCGGCATCATTCGTGACCGCCTCATAGTGCGTGAAATCGGGCGCGAGCATACGCACCACCGCTTGCACACTATTTTCCGCAGCGCCTGAATTTGAGCTGTCGAGGGCAAGAATAACCGCCGTGCGCAGTGTCGTGCCACCGTTAATACAGAGCACAGACTTGACGACGCTATCCCGCTCCAGTCCACCACAAGCCGTCTTGGGGAGCGCGTCGTTACTCGTCATCGTGAAGGTGTTAGTGCCGCGCACAACGCCGTCAGCAGGCGCTAGCGTTACGGCACGAAGCCCGATCGACTTGACCATTGCACTGGCGAATGTTTGCGACGTGCTAACCTGATAGGTGCCCGTGCTTCCTGCCATGCCGGTCAACTGAGAAACGATGGTGGTTCCTACCGTGGGGCCATTGGTGAGCACGTCGCCAGCTTGGAGAAAGCCAGACGCAATCGCGGTAACCGTCATGGTAGTGCCGCTAATCGAGGCGGTATAAGCGGTTTCGGCAGCTACCGTCTTCGAATGCGTACCGTCCGATAGGGTCCAGCCGCCGTAACCGGGGAAAGTCCAGTAGTAGAAGGTGTAGGTATCGGTCGTTCCCGGTGGCGCATCGGTAATCACGGCACCGCTGGTCGACGTCTTCATTGAAGCGCCGCCGAGCTGAGTCCCGTAGCCACTCCACCCGGCCGAGAAGGTTAGGCGTTCTGGACGATAAGCGCTCGCTCCCGTGCTGGGTGGGGCATTATTGTTGCCGAACCAGCCTGCGTAGCGAGCCTGAATGCCGTATTGCGAGAGTAGTCGCGCGGCGACCTTTGCTGGGAAGCTACTTGCCGATTGCGAGCCGCTCGGATCGACGCCCGCCGAATGGCTGGTTCCCTCAAAGAGGAAGATACTGTCTCGCGTATTCGCGCGTACAGCGGCAACGCCCGTCTTGGTGTTCGGCAACGCATTGCCCGGGAGCGACTGACGAAACAACCGGGAGGCGGAGTTAGCGTAGGTTGGAATCACCGTCGCGGTATATTGATCGAACAGTGCGCGATTGGTCTGTTGGTCAGCACGCCATTTGATCCGCTTGATCCATCCACAAAGATTCTGCTGGCCATCGGTCGCCGTGCTCTGAGCGCCGAACCTGACAGATGTCAGGGTCGCATAGGGGAACGCGGTCGCGTCCGCCGTTGGGATGCCATCACCAGCACCAAACACCTGGGCACCACCGCCCCAGGCAAATCCCCATTTCTGGTCGGTGGCCCATGTCTGGTTTCCGAGTGCCGTCGCGACGTTCCCTCCGCGATGGGCAAAAGTCGTCCCGTTGACGTAAGAATAGGTCGCATTGTTAACCGACAACACGCCAGGCGTTCGTATATAGCCTGTCTGTGTCTCAACGCGTGACACTTCCATGATGAAGGTCCCGGTCGAGCCTTGGAAGGCTGTAAGCAGCGCGCCAGCACCACTGTTGCTATCAGCGTCCCGCGTTACCGCCGAGCCGCCAGTGATGATAAGCGGTGTCGCCACTGAGTTGCCGGGCAGGACTGGATCATATTCAACCTGGCAGGCATACCATGTCCCCGAGCCAGACTTGGTGACGCTGATTGTCCCCGCACCGGTGATTGTCAGAATTTGCGGCGTCCCGAGAACGATCGCGCCGAAGCCAGAGCCGGTCGCAGTGCCCGCGGCCGTGGTGATCGTCACGGGAGCGTCGTGGTTACTCCAAACGATGATGGTGCCGACCACAACGGTGCAATTCTGGGTAACTGGGGCGGTCGAATTGAGGAACACGTTGCGAGATGTCTGAAAGACGGCCACGCCCAGATCGACGCGCGTGATTGGCACGTTCTGGCCGAACGTGGAATAGCTGGCGGCCGGCGCATCGTGATAGCACAGGTTCGTCATGATGGCTGTGGACGGCGAGGCGCGGAGCCATGGAACGAGCGACGTGGGGAAGGTGGCGCCCGTGCTGAAATCGTAATGCGACCAGCCCGCGTTGACGTCAGCGATAGTGCCCAGAGGCCATGTCCCCCCGGTCTTTTGGCCGTAGATGACGCCGGTCGAGAGATCGGTGTAATCGTCGCCGTTCGCACCGAGATTGTTCGCCGGGAGGCCGTAGCCGGCCAGGTGATTGCCGGTTGTTCCATTGGTGCCGGCGGCACCGTCATGGACGGCTACGACGCTGGCCGAGCCAGTCATCGTTATGCCGTCCGTGGCCGTGCCGGTGATGATCAGTCCGGACGAAGTGCCCCGCGCGAGATCGAAGTTCGGCCGCGTCATGGTGGCACTGTCGCCGGTGGCAGCGCTCAGATAGGTGCTCGCCGGGGTGATCGGGTTGCCCGACAGATCGGCGATCGTCCAGGTGACCGTCGCGGTGGTGTTTCGCTTGGTGGCCGTGAACGTGATCGTCTGCGCCGATGGCGTGGCGACACCGGCGCCGTCGTATTTGATCTGATACTGGCTCGCCGAGACCGTCAACTGCTTCAGCGACGCTATCGCCGAATCGAGATTTGCAAGGTCGTAGAACTGCACCTTTTGGATCATCGGCGACAGGTACGTGCCATCGGCCGAGGCGATCCGGATATCGTAAGCACCATTCGCTGCGGCGAATCCGACCTCGCCAGTGGTCGTGGATGTGACCGGATTCGAGAGGCCTGCACCGGTGCTGTCGAAGAGCGACGCCAACGTGGCGGTGCCCGACAAATAGACGGTGACTTTGGCAAAGGGGAGCGATGCGCCAGTATCGTTCCGACAGGCGATGAACTCGTAATATTGCATGTTGAGGCCAGTCCTTTGGAAAGACGTGGTGTGTAGTTACGCGACGGATCCCGTCATCGTGCCGTTGTTGGCGACGGTGACGGTGTTGCCGTTCTTGCGGATGGCGAAGCCGGCAGCGCCGCCGGGTGTTCCTCCGCTCGACGGGCTGCCGGCGCTTGCATAGCCGCCGCCGGCGCCGCCGCCCGGCGAGCCGCCGGCACCGCCCGCCGACCAGTCCCGGCCATCGGTGCCGGTCGTCATATAGCCCTCGCTGCCGGCGCCGCCTTGGCCGTTCGGCGCGCCGCCGCCACCGCCGCCGGTCCCGATCTTGTATGGGGAGGTCATCGCGTTCGAACCACCGCCGCCGCCACCGCCGCGTACCGCGCCACCGGCGTTGATCGTGATCCCGCCCGACATCGGTACCCGGACATAGATGGCATCGCCGCCGGCCCAGCCGGCACCGCCGCCGCTCCCGCCATCGCCCCCGCCTCCGCTGACCGATCCGCCATTCTGAATAACCAGTGTCAGCGCGATTATATGGGGCGTGGTCGGCCAACTGCCGGTGTCGATGCCGATACCGCCGCTCGCAAGTCCGGTGACGTTGACGCCATTGGGCACGTTGAAGGTCACCGTCGCGTCCGAATTGCCGGTATAGCCGGCGGCATCGGCCAAGGATCGCAGGTTGACCGCCGATCCCGACGGCACGCTGATCGTTGCGGTAAATGCACCTGGCGGCACGGCCGGCGCCCCGGCGCTGCCAGGTGCGGCCAGCACGTCCCAATATGCGTTGGCCTGGCCGGTGCCGGTCGGCGCATGGCCGCTGAAATTGTCCTGGGTCGCGACGTAGCTGCCGCCGCCATAGGCCACGCTGTTATTCAGGAAATATGTCGCTCCGCTGCTGTAATCGCCGCGCGGCGTCAGGCCGGACAGCGATTGCGGCGCGGTCCAGATGCCCAACAATGTTCCGTTTGCCGTCTTGAGCGCCGTGCTCGACCAGATCGTCGCCGTGCCTGCCGGTATGCCGTCATACCAACCCGACGGATTATCCCCACTGGGCGTCGACGGCTGCGCGTAGGAACGCATGAACTTGATGTCGCGATAGGCTGCGCGCGCCGGCGCCGAGCTGATCGCGATCGAATAAGCAGTGGCCGTGGCAAGATCCTCGAGCCCACGTCCGTAGATGTTGAACGAGGGAAGCTTGACGTAGATCGTGTCGCCGACATTGCTGGCGTCATAGCCGAACTTGAAGAGCGCATCGTCGATCCGCGCGAAGTTGGTCCCGCTGGCATGCTCACCAGAGACCGTTCCGCGCTGGCCGCGGCGGAGCTGGGTCAGGTTGTAGCGGTTGGCTGCCGTCAAGGTTGCCGTCCGATAAGACACCACCTCGTCCCCGACCATGCACAAGGTGACCCCGGCGTCGCGGTCGGATGCGCTTACGCTGTCGAGCTGTCCTAGGCTGTTCGACAGATCGACCGCCAGCGTGTTCGTGGTATCCGGGTCGGCGCCCGCCGCCAGCGCAGAGGTGAGCGTGCCATAGCGCGCCGGGCCATCGATCGTGCCGACCATCGAATAATTGGCGCCGTCGGTGCTGATCCAGACCTGACAGCCGCCCCAGGTCGGCGATGTCGACGCGACGGCCACCCATATCTCGGCGTCGAGCCCGGCAAGGTTCGGCGGCGCAATGAACAGCCAAGGCGCGGATACCGCTCCGGGTGCGACATCGGTGTTCGACTTGTATCCGTCCGAACCGGAGTGCGAGGCATAGAGCGCCGCCGAGGCAATGCCGATGGGAACGCCTTCTGCCGTGATCGCCAGCAACCCGTCGGCATCCTCGCCAATCTCGGTGATCCGCACCAGCACGCGATCGAGCAGCAGTGAATCGGTGCTCGTCGTCAGCGTGACGAGATCGGTCGGTTCGAGCAGCGCGAAATTCCACGGCAGCTTGAACGTGTATTTCTCGCGCGTGTAGAGGACACGTTGGGCGTAGAGTTGCACGGCCTTGCGCGCGATGTCGGCGTCGCAAATGCAATGGACCGTTGTCGGATCCTGCTTCCGCCGCCCGAACGTGACGATGTTGTCCAGATCCTGAGCGGTCGCGATACCGACATTATATTGCTGGCTGCGGTCCAGGAATTCGAACTGCACGATATTATAGGCGTCGGACTGGTCGACGATCTCGATCGACACGGCATTGCCGCTGTCGTCGACGATCAGATCGTCCTCGGTCAGGTCATAAACGGGCGTGAGATTCGGATTCCAGGTGACGCTGTTGCCGGATGCCGGTGCGTCGCCATAGGGTCGGATCTTCAGCATGCCCTCGGACCAGAAGGCGGCCGAGTTGGTCGCGACCAACCATTCCTCCAGGATCGACGCGGCGCCCGACTGCGATTCGAGCACGGGCGACAAGAGCAGGTTGTTGGCGCGGCAATAAAGCGAATAATCGGTCAGGTCGCCGATCAGGCCCGATCCCCACATCGGCACGCCGTAAGCGGGGTTGGTCAGGAAATCGGTGATGACGTCCTTGGGATCGGCATCGCCGTTCGCGACGCCGCTCAGCTGCACGTCGAAGTCGATTTCGAAACTATGGTTCGACAGCGTCGCGCTATCGGCAAGGTCGTAGTCCTGGGCATAGACGTAAGCGATGCCGCTATAGGGAATCGCCTGCGTCGGAACTTTGGACGTCAGGTAGCTCCACACCGGTTGCGTCGGCGTGCCGATCGCCAGGCTCAACCCGGCGGCCGACAGCGACGTCAGCACCGCCGTGTCCTTGTAGATCGTGCGAATGCCCCGGATGCCGTCGGCGCCGCCCTCGCAAATGCCCATCATGATCGACGCGGTGTAGGTATAGGTCGTGTTCTTCGACCCACCGCCCAGACCCTTGCCGCCGCCTGTCTTGGCGGTGTGCGCGATCGCGGTGAAGGCGCCGTACCACATCAGATTGCACTTCATCCGCCCGCGCCCCCAGCCAACGGAGATGGGCAGGCCCAGGGTAGACGATTGGACCTGCAAGCCATTGAGCTTCGGCGAGGTGGTCGAGGTCGACTTGCCGCCCATCATTGATCCTCGAACAAGGTGAAGAATTTGACCGGTCGGGAGCGCAGCTCCTCGTCGCGATCCATATTGCCGCGCACGACGCCGCCGCCGCGGATCACGGCATGCAGCACTTCGGGCAGGTCGATGACGATCGCCGCATGCGAATAGCAGCGGCCGTACTTCCAGATCGCGAGGTCGCCGGGGCCAACCGCCGCGCGCCGAATCTCGCGCGCGAACCGCGTGACCCAGCCCAGGAACTGCTCCTCGTCGCGATGCAGCATCCATTGCGGCGAGTAATCGGGCTCGACCCGCGGGATCAGCCCGACCGCTTCATAGACCGCCGCCGGCAGCATCGCGCAGTCGACCCCGACGTCGCGCAACCGTGCCCGGTGATGGTACGGCGTTCCTTCCCAGCCAAGTGCCTCGTGCACTACATCCTCGCGCGTCATCCGAACGCGGTCTCTGGCACCGGGACGTACGGCGTCGCCTTGAACCGCCCGAGATTGTTGAAGCGCACCGAACACCGGCTCTGCGTCAGATCGCACCCCGGATAGGCGGTGAAGGTGTTGCCGGCGACCGGCAGTGCGGGGAGGGGAGAGACGAGCTGGAACAGGCCCGTCGCATCGTTCGCCATGATCGTCGCCGAGATGCCGGCGTTCGGTCCGGACGTGAACACGATCCGCCCCTGCGCGAAATCATTGGCTGGTGGTGTCAGGCTGGTGTCGAACACCGTGAGCGTCGGAGCCGGCGACGCGCCGACAATGCCCGTCGCCGCGAAGGCCGCCGGATTGAGCGCGCAGCCGTCGTCATAGACTGAATGGAGGCAGGCCGCT